AAATTGTACGGCTACCCCTATTTCGGCCCGATCCGGCAGCGACCCCGACAGCCCAAATATCACCTGAAGTGAGCGTCCAGACCCCACCGTACCCCCACCAACCCCTTTTGCTGACCGACCCGGTGTCCTACTAAAACACTGTTCCGCGCAAGCAATCCATATTTTGTAAAAGGTTTGTCAAACGTACTACAAAAAAATTGCAAAAAATTACAGGTAACATACCCCCCATAAAAATTTTGCAAAAAAAACCACCCAAGAAGGGTGGCGAAGAGCTTGCAACAAGCTCAAGGAGAAGCATTTGCATTATGCACAAGTTATAGTATATAGTCCAGCACAACGAGGTTCAGAAAAGACCTACGCATGTTTGATCACCTAGTACACGCACCGGCAGCAACGCTAGCCGCAGATTTTAAAGATTTGGCTTATGCAGAACCGTCTGAGCTTTTTTCGGCCCAGGCGGCTACTTCCGCTTGGCTGCAAGACCTGGGGGCCACCCCGGATGATCTGATCTGTTCTGAGTTGGAGACAGCCAGCGCCCGCAAGGCATTCGGCTCGTTGACCACGAACACATCCGACGAAGTGCAGAAGAATAACCTTCTAGTGCTTAAGACTCCTGCTGCGGTGCAGCATCTGACGGGTATGCTCACGGCATATGACTGGGAGTTTGTGCAGCAAGCCAAGGAGCTTCGCGGGTACACCGTCGCCAAAATTCTGGAAGAAACCAATTCGCCCAACGCCAGCATCAGACTAAAGGCGCTAGCTTTGCTGGGCAAGGTCACAGAGATTGGGTTGTTCACTGAGAAGATTGAGGTCAAGAAGACTGAGTTGACGGACAGCGATCTGGAACACCGCATCAAAGAAAAGCTCAACAGGTTTATGGGTGTGGTAGATATTGAAGAAGTTGTCGATGCAACTTGACCAGTTCACCAGCCTGACGACGGAGCAAGCGAAGGCGTTAATGGCCGCGCTGCCCAAGATGAGCTTGGAGGACAAGCTTGAGTTGCTGGAGGATTTGGAGAAACAAGAAACTCGCGTCCGGTTGCACTCGGCGCGTACTGACATGCTGGACTTTGCTCGGGCGGTGTACCCTGGGTTCAAAGTGGGACCGCATCACCGCAAGCTTGCCAAGATATTTACGGATGTCATTGACGGCAAAAAGAAGCGCGTGATCATCAACATCGCGCCGCGTATGGGCAAGTCTGAGTTCAGCAGCTATTTGTTCCCGGCGTACTTCTTGGGGAAGTTTCCGCAGAAGAAGATCATCATGGGTACGCACACTGCGTCATTGTCGGAAGACTTTGGGCGGCGCATCCGCAACTTGATTGCCTCGGAGGAGTACCAAGAACTGTTCCCGGCAACGACGGTTGCAGACGACCAGAAGGCCGCAGGCAAGTGGAGCACTGGGGCAGGTGGGCAGTACTACGCTGCGGGCGTTGGCGGGGCTCTAGCGGGTCGTGGTGCGGACCTGTTCGTCATTGATGACCCCCACTCGGAGCAGGACGGCAAGAACAACTCCCGGTCTGCCTTTGATACAGCGTGGACATGGTTCCAAACGGGGCCGTTACAGCGGCTCATGCCGGGTGGGGCGATCATAGTTATTATGACGCGGTGGTCGCTCGTTGACCTGACTGGACGCCTGCTGACGTACCAGATGAAGAACCCCGACGCTGACCCGTGGGAGATAGTTGAGCTACCGGCCATCCTCAACGAGAACGAGGAGAATGAGAAATCCCTGTGGCCGGAGCAATGGCCGCTTGAGTCATTGAAGGCAACCAAGGCCAGCCTGGACCCTCCATTTTGGAACGCGCAGTATATGCAGCAGCCATCGTCTGATACGGCGGCTATAGTCTCACGCAAGCACTGGCGCACATGGGAAGCGGACGACCCACCCACATGTAGCTACGTCATTCAGTCTTGGGACACTGCGTTTGAGACTAAGAACACAGCAGACTATTCTGCATGTACGACCTGGGGGGTGTTCTACAATGAGCAAGAAGGTGACTCGCCGCAGTTAATACTGCTGGATGCGTTCAAGGATCGGATGGCGTTCCCAGAACTAAAGCAAGTCGCGCTCAAGCATTGGAAAGAATGGCAACCCGATGCGTTCATCGTTGAGAAGAAAGCTGCTGGCGCTCCGCTGATCCAAGAGTTGCGTAACATGGGCATCCCGGTGCAAGAGTTCTCCCCCAGCCGGGGCAACGACAAGATGGTGCGGTTGAACGCAGTAGCGGACTTATTCTCGTCGGGCAAAGTATGGGCACCCGATACCCGCTGGGCCAGAGAAGTTATTGAGGAAATGGCGTCATTCCCTGTTGGTGAGTATGACGACTACGTAGATACTACTACGCAGGCATTACTAAGATATAGGCAAGGCGGGTTTATATCCCTGGCTACCGATGAGCAAGACTCGACCAAAATGTTTAAGCGCAGGCATTCTGCGTATTACTAAGGAATACTGTGGCTACAAATATGGACAAGGCTTTAACCCAAGCTCCTGCGGGGCTTGAGGCACTAGCGCAAGATGAATCTGCAATTGAGATTGAGATTGTTGATCCTGAAGCGGTTCATATTGGTATTGGGGATTTAGATATTGATATCATTCCCGGCGAGGATGGCGACGACTTCAACGCTAACTTGGCCGATGAGATGACTTCAAGCGCCTTGCAGTCTGTTGCAGGCGACTTGATTGATGATATTGAGAACGACAAGAACAACCGCAAGGACTGGGAGAAGGTTTATACCGAGGGACTGAAGCTTTTGGGCTTGCAGTACGAGGAAAGGACCGAGCCGTGGAACGGCGCATGCGGTGTGTTTCACCCCATGATCACAGAAGCTGTTGTCAGGTTCCAGTCTGAGACAATCACGGAGACTTTCCCTGCTCAAGGCCCGGTGCGAACCAAGATTTTGGGCAAAGAAACGCCTGAGAAGAAAGAAGCTGCGTTTCGTGTCGAGGAAGACATGAACTATGAGCTTACTGAGGTGATGCGCGAGTTCCGGCCAGAGCATGAGCGCATGCTTTGGAGCTTGCCAGCCACAGGTTCGGCGTTCAAGAAGGTGTATTACGACCCATCGTTGGGTCGGCAGGTATCCATGTTCATCCCAGCGGAGGATATTCTCCTGCCGTATGGCACAACGGACTTAGATACGTGCTACCGCGTGACGCATGTCATGCGCAAGACCAAGAATGAGGTCTTGAAACTGCAAAAAGCTGGCTTTTATCGGGATATTGAACTGCCCGATGCACCTAAAACCCACGAAGACATCAAACAAGCCAAGGACAAGGAGACTGGCTTCAGCGATTTGAACGATGATCGCTTCACGATTTACGAAAGTCATGTTGATCTTGACCTTGAGGGTTACGAAGACGCGGATGACGGCGAACTTACAGGCATTGCGCTTCCGTATGTTGTAACTTTGATCAAGGGCACCAATGACATCCTGGCTATTAGGCGCAACTGGAAAGAAGACGACAAATTACAGCTTAAACGGCAGCATTTTGTCCACTACCAGTACATTCCGGGGTTTGGCGCATACGGGTTCGGGCTTTTCCACCTCATTGGTGGGTTCGCAAAGTCGGCTACCAGCATTATGCGACAGCTTGTGGACGCAGGCACACTTTCCAACCTGCCCGGTGGACTCAAGTCACGCGGACTGCGCATCAAAGGCGACGATACCCCCATTGCCCCCGGAGAATTCCGGGACGTAGACATTGGCTCGGGTGCGTTGCGCGACAACATCTTGCCGTTGCCATATAAAGAACCCAGCGCTGTTCTTGCAGGGTTGCTGGACAAGATTGTGGAAGAAGGCCGGCGGTTTGCTGCTACCGCTGACGTTAATGTTAGTGATATGGGGGCACAGGCACCCGTTGGCACCACCCTTGCAATCCTTGAGCGCCAACTTAAGGTTATGACGGCGGTTCAGGCGCGGCTGCACTATGCGTTTAAACAAGAACTGCGGTTGTTGTCGGTCATCATCCGTGACTACACGGACCCAGACTATGACTACGACCCCGACACGGCTACGCGCAAAGCCAAGAAGGAAGACTACGAACAGGTAGACATCATCCCTGTCAGCGACCCCAATGCGGCCACTATGAGCCAGCGGGTTGTGCAGTACCAAGCGGTTATCCAGATGGCGCAGATGGCACCTGACATCTACGATTTGCCGCAACTGCACAGGAACATGCTAGAGGTGCTAGGTATCAAGAATGCGGACAAACTGGTGCCGTTGCCTGATGACCAGAAGCCTAAAGACCCTGTGACGGAGAACATGGCTGTGCTTAGGGGCGAGCCATTGAAGGCTTTCATCTACCAAGACCATGAGTCGCACATCAAAGTACACAGCATGATGATGCAAGACCCGTTGGTCATGGAGTCCATAGGGCAAAACCCCAAAGCTCCGCAGATGCAAGCAGCGCTTACCGCGCACATTGCTGAACACACGGGCTACCGCTACCGCCAACAGATTGAACAGCAACTTGGGTTGGCCCTGCCGCCTGAAGACGCGAAGATGCCCCCTGAAGCGGAAATGGCGCTGTCGTCCATGATGGCACAGGCTGCACAACAAGTTCTACAACAGAACCAAGCCAACCAGCAACAGCAGCAAGCGCAGCAGCAAGCGCAAGACCCTGTGCTGCAAATGCAACAGCAAGAACTCCAGATCAAGCAGCAAGAGCTACAACTCAAGCAGCAAGAACTGCAAATGAAAACCCAGCAAGCCCAACAGCAGTTGCAACAGACTGCGCAGATTAAACAGCAAGAACTGCAACTCAAGATGCAGCAAGCACAGACCCAAGCGCAGCAAGCACAGACGCAAGCTCAACTGCAAGAAAGAAAACTGCTGGCTGATACCACCGCCAAATCTGATCAGATGGAACTTGAACAGCAAAAAGCAGCGTTGCAGATGCAGCTTGAGGGCATGAAGTTGGGCAACAAAACAGAAGAAACAAAACGTCAGCTTTCAGCCCAGCAGCAACAAGCCGGGGTGAAGATGGGCATAGACGTTGCCAAGAGTAAGGAAGATCGCGAAGCAGCCGCCCGGTTAGCCGCGCTTAATTACACCAAGGAGAAGGCGACTAAATGATCCACAACTTTGTTCGCGTAATCAAAGAAAAAATACGCACTGACATGAACAACTATGCCGATGACTTGGCTAGTGGGACATGTCGCAATTTTGAAGAGTATCAAAAACTCTGCGGCACTATTCATGGTCTAGCTATCGCAGAGCGTTACATCCTTGACCTTGCAGCAAAACTTGAAAGCGAAGATGAGTAACTTTATCCTACCTCCTGGGCTGGTGTTGCCACGCCCCATGCAAATGGCGGAAGAGCCCACAGACGACGCATCTGACGAACAGAAGGCTACTTCGATCCCCACGCCTACGGGCTGGAAGATTCTGTGCGTTGTGCCGGATGTTGTAGACACCTACGAGAACTCCAGCATTATTAAAGCTGAAGCGTCCATGCGGACAGAAGAGCATGCCACCACGGTGCTGTTTGTGGTGAAGGTTGGGCCAGACGCATACAAGGATGCCGCTAAGTTCCCTGCCGGTGCTTGGTGTAAGGAAGGTGACTTTGTGTTGGTTCGGGCGTACTCAGGCACACGTTTCAAGATTTACGGCAAAGAGTTTCGACTGTTGAACGACGATCAAGTTGACGCAGTTGTGCAAGACCCACGCGGACTTTCCCGCGCTTAACGGAGAAACAAATGGCTGATAACTTTAAGTTCCCTGACGAACAGGAAACGGAAGACATTGAAATTGAGATCGTAGATGACACTCCCGAAAAGGATCGTGGGCGCAAGCCGCTTGATCGCAACGTGGATGATCCTACCGACGATGAAATTGAAAATTACTCGGACAAAGTAAAAGTTCGGATCAAAGAGCTTACGCATGCACGGCATGATGAGCGGCGAGCCAAGGAAGCAGTCCTGCGCGAACGTGTGGAACTGGAGAACTTTGCCCAGCAGTTGATAAACGAGAACAAGAGTCTCAAGCAGTACGCCAACAACGGCGCTCAACAATTTGCTGAAACTATCCAGCAAGTGGCGGGCACTGAACTTGAGATGGCGCGGCGTAACTACAAGGCTGCGCAGGAAGCGTTTGATACGGATGCCATCATTGCAGCACAAGAAGCACTGACTGACGCTAAACTTAAACTAGCTTCTGCAAACAATTTTAGGCCAACCCCTTTACAAGTTGAAGACAATCAGGTACAAATGCCACAACCCGCTCCCAAAGCGGTGCAACCGGACGATAAGACTCTGCGCTGGCAGGCAAAAAACCAGTGGTTTGGTTCACCAGGGAACGAAGAACTAACCAGCTTTTCACTAGGGCTGCATCAAAAATTAGTGAACTCGGGGGTTGACCCCCGCTCTGATGAGTACTTCGAGCGCATTGATGCTCGCATGAAAGCAACATTTCCTGATGTATTTGGTGGTGCTACGCGAAGACCAGCATCTGTAGTGGCTCCTGCGGGACGTTCTACCGGAACCAAGCGCGTCCAAATGACTGCTACGCAAATGGCGTTAGCTAAGAAGTTTGGTTTGACCCCACAACAATATGCTGAACAAGTAGCTCGACTGGAGAATCAAAATGGCTGATCCCCGCATCCCCCGTGACTTAGTTGCACGCGATAAAACTGTTCGTGCCGTATACGTACCGCCGAGCGCACTACCTGATCCTACCCCTGAGCCGGGGATGTCGTTCCGTTGGATTGCTACGCACGTTCTAAATCAAGCAATTCCGGCAAACGTATCTAAGCAAATGCGGGAAGGCTGGGAGCCAGTCAAAGCTGTTGATCATCCTGAGATGTTGTACTTGGGTTCAACTGCGGGCAATGTCGAAATTGGTGGGCTTATGCTATGCAAAATGCCAACTGATCGCGTGGAAGCCCGTGGCGACTACTACAACAGACAAGCAGCTACACAGATGGAGTCTGTGGAAAATAACTTCATGCGAAACAATGACCCCCGCATGCCCTTGTTTGCAGACAAGAAGTCTTCAAGCACTCGCGGCAACAGTGGGTTTGGTACAGGTTCTAAATAACTTAGGAGTCTTATATGGCTTACCCTACGATTGACGCCCCCTACGGGCTAAAGCCAATCAACTTGATTGGTGGTCAGGTCTTTGCGGGTTCCACCCGTGAAGTGCCTATTCAGTACGGCGATGCAACCAGCATCTTCTACGGCGACTTTGTAAAACTTGTTCGGGGCAATGCTACCCGCGCGGGTGTTACTACTAGCGGTACGGGTCTGGGTCTGGTCGGTATCTTCCTCGGCTGCTCGTTCACCAACCCGTCTACTAAGCAGAAGCAGTTCCAACAGTTTTGGCCCGGTGGTACGCTGTCTGGTGATGCGGTTGCAATCATTGCTGACGATCCGGACACCGTGTTTAAGGCAGCAGTTGTGTCTGGCACGACCGTTATAGCTTCGGGTAACTATGCCATGATTGGGCAGAACTACTCAATGGTTGACGGTACTGGCAGCATCAACACCGGCAACTCGGCCAATGCGCTGTTGTACTCGGCTACCCTCACTACGGCTGCTTTCCCGGTTCGTGTTGTTGGTGTGAACCCTGATACGGGTGTTGGCATTTCGGCTACTGGCTCGTCCTCGTCTACGACTATCACCCTTACCGGTTCTGGTCTGCCTGCGGCTATTTATGCGGGTACTGACGTGTCGTACATTGCGGGCGGCGCTTCTCCAACTGGTCAGATCGTTCGTACTGGCTCGTTTGTTACCACTGCGGCCGCTGCGGGTGCTACTTCTATCACCATCAACGTCGCCACTAGCTCGCTTGGTAATACTGCTACGGTGATCCCAGCTAGTTCTACCATTGTGTTTACGCAGTTCCCGGAGATGTTGGTCAAGATCAACTTCGCTGTGCATTCGTATTACACTGCCACAGCAGTCTAAGGAGCTAAATCATGGCTATTTCACGCGCACAACTACTTAAAGAACTCCTGCCTGGACTGAACGCACTGTTTGGTCTGGAATATACTCGTTACGGCGAAGAGCATAAGGAAATCTACGACACGGAATCTTCGGAGCGTAGCTTTGAAGAGGAAACCAAGCTGTCTGGCTTCTCTGCCGCTCCGGTGAAGAACGAAGGCTCTGCCATTGCTTATGACAATGGTCAGGAAGCTTGGACCGCTCGCTACAACCACGAAACCATTGCCCTGGGTTTCTCCATTACCGAAGAGGCGATGGAAGACAACTTGTACGACAGCCTGTCTGCTCGTTACACCAAGGCTCTGGCTCGCGGTATGGCATACACCAAGCAGGTTAAAGCTGCTGCCATCCTGAACAACGGCTTTAATTCGGCTATTGTTGGTGGTGACGGTGTGGCGCTGTTCTCGACGGCGCACCCGCTAACAAGCGGTGGCACCAACAGCAATCGTCCTTCGACTGCTTCTGACCTGAACGAAACCTCGTTGGAAAATGCTGTGATTCAAATCGCAGCGTGGACTGATGAGCGTGGACTGCTGATCGCCGCCAAGCCCAAGAAGCTGATCATCCCGCCTGCGCTGATGTTCGTTGCTACTCGTCTGTTGGAAACGTCGCTGCGTGTTGGCACGACCGACAACGATATCAATGCGCTGAAGAACAACGGCTCGATCCCGGAAGGCTACACAGTCAACCACTTCTTGACCGACGTTAACGGCTGGTTCCTGACCACCGATGTTCCTAACGGCATGAAGCACTTTGTGCGGACCCCGCTGGCAACTTCGATGGATGGCGATTTTGATACTGGGAACACTCGGTACAAGGCTCGTGAGCGTTATAGCTTTGGCTACAGCGATCCGCTGGGCATGTACGGCTCGCCCGGTTCGACCTGATTGAACTGCAAGACAAAGCCCACTTCGGTGGGCTTTTTTACGTCTGCACTTGCATTCTAAAAACACCTGTGCTATAAACACTTACCGGACCCCCGGTACATCAAACCGCTCCGGTCGGGCGACATGCAGATTGATGTACTTAACTCGCATGTGAGGCACTAAAAATGGCTGTAGCTACCCACCTTGGCCC